GCTACTTCAGAAAAGGCCCCCAGGGCCGAAAGGATGGCCTAGAGCTTGCAACAGCCTTGAAGCTTGTAAACGAGTACATGGCTTTTCCAGAGCTTGGCAGGTACACAGTAGAGGCCACGAAGCACAGGCCAATTAACGAGATCCCCCGAGCCGATTACGAGCAAGTGGAGATCATGAGGGCTTGCGATAACTACCTTGCACAGGTAACCGAGGCATTCAAGGCCAACAGCGACGAAGAAGCCATTATTTACATGGTGAAAGACCTTCGAAAGCAGGTCATAGCCGATGGCATCGAGTCCGGGGCCTTGAAGGTTCGAAAGTACTTCGGCAAGCATGGCTTTTACTACATGGACGATCAGGGCAAGTGGCAGAACGCCAAGGCCATTGATTGGAACATCGGCGAAACGAACCCCATCAGACCAGCAGAGCAAGCAGCCTAAAGCAAGCAGGAGGCCCCGAGAAGGGGCCTCCCACAACAACACACAGGAGATCATACCATGCAGAAGCTACTCACGAAAGAGCTTCAGAAGAAGCTCCCGCCGCTCTACTCGCAAGACGGCAAGAAGGCCGAGACCGTGGTTTACGGCCACTGGTTCAGCTGCTTCAACGGCTGGGACTTCTACGCCACCGAGTACGACGAGGAGACCGGCGACATGTTCGGGTTCGTCTTCGGGGCAGCCCCCGAGATGGGCTACTTCAACCTGGCAGAGCTTGAGGAGATCAACCGCAAATACGGCCTGAACTACTTCGAGCGCGAGGCCAATTTCACACCCAAGAAGGTTACCGAGGTTCCCAGGATAGCCGAGGCGTTCGGCTACCTCTGGGAAAAGTAACAGATCACTACCGGGAGGGGCCTAGCCCCTCCCATTAAGGAGGGTTCGACCATGGAAAAGATCATCGAGAAGATCAAGAAGCTTCGCGAGCACAGCGTGGAGAACGGCTGCAACGAGGCCGAGGCCATCCAGTTCGCCCTCAAGGCCCAGAAGCTCATCGCGGACAACGACGTGGAGGAATGGGAGCTTGCCGACGAGGTGAAGCGGGTGACCGAGACCACCACCGGGTGGACGGCAAAGGCGTGGGCGCCGAGCCTGGCGCAGACCATCGCCGACAACTTCAGGTGCAAGGTGTACCAGCGCAGGGTGACGGCCCGCAAGTACGAGTTCGTGTTCGTCGGCTACAAGGCCGACAGCGAGGCGGCGGAGATCGTTTACGCGAACCTGCTCGAAACCTGCCACAGGCTGGCAAACGAGTATCAGGACTTCGCGTACACCGACCCCGACGCCTACTCGAACTTCGTTATCGGCTTCATCGCCGGGGTGCGCGCCGAGCTTGAGAAGCAGTGCTTCGAGCTGATGATCGTTTGCCCCAAGGAGGTTGAGGACTACTTCGAGGGCCTGGGGCTTGGGCGATCCCATAGGCGAGGCCTCAAGGCATCCAACAACGACAGCATAAGCCGAGGCATGCAGCAGGGGCGCGACGCGGTGCGCAGCCGGCGCGTGGAGGCCCCGAGGGGCAACCTCCTCCCGGCATAGCAGAACGACATAGGGGCAGGGCTTCAGGCCTTGCCCCGATCTTTAGAAAGGGGCGCACCATGCAGGTAAAAGCAGGCGACATTTTCGAATGCGAGGGCAGTTTCTACCAGGCCATCAAGGCCACAGCGAAAACAGCCACGATCAGGCCCATAGAAAGCACCTTCGAGGGTTTGGCCGACGCCTACGGGTGGGAGCGCAAGTACATGCCCTTGCCGAACTGCTTCACCTATGACCCGATCATGGGCCGCGAGGCGAGCGACAACGGGAAGCGCCTCAAGGTCAGGGACTACAGCAGGGCGAAGAACAGCCCCGAACTCGAATTATGCGGGTACCGGCTCACCCTATGGGACGGCACCCCGAGCATCTGCGACACATACAACTAGAAAGGCAAGCCATGAAAGACCGAGAGCCGAAGCAGTGGCACGAGCTTTTGCAGATCATCAGCGAGGCCAAACGAGACCTAGAGAAGGCTATAGCAGCCGAGAAGGCCACAGGGCAGAGCAGATAGCAGCAGGCAGCAGAAAGCCCCCTAGATTCGATTCTAGGGGGCTTCTTCATGCCTTCAGGGGCTACACAAGCCCCCATATACTGGCAACCCAGCGAGCCAGCAGGGAACAAACCCCGATCATTGCGAGCGACACAGCCACGAGGCTACCGGCATACACCACGGCGGCTATGACCTTCTGCGCGCGGTTCACTTCAGGCCCCCAATCTTGGCCTTGATCTTGCCCAGCACCCCATAGGGGCGAGGAATTGGCACGAACACGAAGCGCTTGCAGCCCTCGCGCCCGCAGGCCTCGGGATAGGGCTTCGAGCCGGTGATGCGCCCGCGTTTGCGGTTTCTGTCCTCGCAGTCCATGAGGTGCAGGCGCATGTCGTCGCAGCCGCAGGCCTTCACAAGGTTTGCGACAGCCTGCACGACGCCGGCGCACTCCTCCATGAGGGACTGGCCGCACCAGTCCTTGGCCTCGGCGTCGCGGCACTCGTACCACGCCTGCCAGGCGTTGTACACCTCGGAAGCCTCCTCAAGCACCTTCATGGCTTGGGCCTTGTCGGGCATAACGGCGTCGAACGTGGCGACGCTGCCCATAATCACGTAATCTTGCATGTCAAACTCCAATCATCCAGCGTGCGAGCGACGAAGCCGCCAACACGGCCAAGGCATCGATAATCAGGGCTGCGGCGAGAAGCGCCAGGCAGCCCCAGTTGATATTCCTCAACGCGCCCCCTAACCGCAGGCGAACAGGGCCAGCAGTACCAGCCCCGCCGCCAGCATCCGTATCGCCCACGCCTCAATGGCGAGGACTCCCAGCAGCAAAGCCATGGCGGCGGTCGCTAGCCATCCCATCGGTCGCACACGTCCTCCTGCTCATCCTTGTAGTGCTCAACGATCCAATCGCGCGCCCAGAGCGCAGCCTTCCACGGCGTGGTCTTCACCTCGTGGTCGGCCTCGTCGAACGCATCCTCGAACTCAAGCCCGCATATCCCGAAATCGCAGCAGCCTTCCAGGCAGTGCGAGCAGTTCCCGCAGGTCTTCGGCTCTTCCTGGTTCCACGGCGCGCGCGGGTCGGACTCGAAGCATCCCGGCGGCAGGTTCCAGCCGCTAGGCGGCTCGAAGTCAACCATTTCATCACGCCCTCTCGAACCGGTTTTGGTCAAGCCACCAGCTCGGGCAGGGCTTCAGGCCTTGCCAAAAGCGGTAGTACGTCCAATCCTTCTGGCGGTCGGCATGGCTGCAGCCGTAGAACTTCCCGTAAAGGCATGTCGAGCAGTTTTCCGGCACCTCCTGCGCCGCGATCACCCTCGCCATCGTCAGTCACCGTCCCAAACGCCGTCTGGGCGCATGCGGGCCATCGCCGCCAGCTGAAGCAGCGGGCGCTTGGCGTTGCCCTCGGTGGCCTCCCAGTAGTCGTCCGAAACCTCGTCGGACAGCTTGGCCGCTGCCGCTTCGAGCACGGGGATGGACTCCGCGCCCGTCATGCCGTAGATGGTGCGGATGCCCTTCTCGCCGAGCACGCGGTAGTAGTGCTTGCCGTAGTTGTAGGTGACGTTCAGCCAAAGCTCGGTAGTGCCGCCCATGGCGTAGGTGCCGCCACGCATGTCGTGAGGCACGTCGGTTTGCAACGCCTCGTGCGTCACGGGGTCGCACAGGCGTATGTCGTAGCTCATCGCGCCTCCTCCCAGCAGTCGCAGTGGTTGTTGTCGCCAGTGACGAAGTGCTTGCCGCCGTGATTGCAGTAGCAGCGCGTGCCGGTAGTGCTGCCGACCTCGTTGCCGTCCACGTCGAAATGAGCGATCGGCACAACGTCGTGCTCGTGGTGGGCGCAGTTCTCGCAGCGGTGCGCAGGCGGCTTCCACTCGTCGTGTATGTCGGGGTTGAATACGTATTGGTCGGTCATTTATCCTCCTCGTCGGCTCGTTTCCAGTAATGACCTCCGGCCTTGCATCCCGTTCTGACGGCCCTCACGATGTTCGGGCTGCCGCAATACCCGTATGTCGCGAGCGCCGCCGCGCCAGCCGACTCGAATCGCACGCCATCGTCACGGACAACGGCGCCCACCGGGCCAGCCATCTGGGCAACGGGGATCTTCTGACGCTCTTTGGCGGTCAATAAAGCCCGCTTCATTCGCTGCCTTGGAATCTTGATCCCTGCCTTCTTGGCACAGCCCGCGTGATAGCCGGTTTTCGAGAGTGTGTACCCGCCACACAGAGGGCAGACGGTCGCATAGCCGCAGCGGGCGCGGGATTCCCACCATTGGCGGTTTCGCCTCTCGCGCAGCTCGCTTTCGGTAAACCGCTTCGTCCTGCCTCTAGCCATTCTTGGCGACCTTCGCGCCGCAATCTGGGCAATACGTCGCGCTGCTCATGCATGGGTAGTCGCATCCGCATTTTGCGCAACACGTGCGGCCGTATTCATCGAGGACAAGGTGCGTGGTCGCGCGGTCGATAAGTCCGGTCAACTTGCCTATGCGCTCAATAGCTTGCTCTGGCGTGTGGCCGTCCCACTCTGGCGCTCGGTCAAGCTCCTTGCAGCGGAACATGCCCCAGTACGGCTCGATGTCGTAGTGATAGGTGGCCTGGCCGTCTGGCGTGTCGATGCCGACGATGAACATACCGCCATACATGGTGCCGTCGCTGTGTGCCTTCGCTTTCCAAGCCTTGTCAGGAAAGGCCGCAACGATAACGGAGAAGAGGACGGCGCGGTGATGGTAAAGCTCGTTGAAAGTGTGGTAGCCGTCAGACGTGCTGCCATCGATGGGGTTTGGCTCAATAAGCCCGGCAAGTCTCATGAAAAGGGAGCGCGGATCGGTAAAGTCGTCGCAGTCACATGCGACCGACTGAAGGCGCGTCCACCATTCGCCAAGCGTTGAACCGTCGCGGTAAACGGCGTCGTGCTCCAACTGCTTAGCAACGTCGTGACGAGTTGCGTCGTCAATCATTACCGGCACCTCCCAACGCTCTTCAAATACAGGTTGTTGCGGCGCGACCGAGCAATGGCGCGTCGATTTCGACGCTGCCATTTCGGGTCAAGCTGCTTCGCCAGCTTTCGGAAACACCGGATGACCTTGCGCAAGATTTTCGTGAAAGCATCCGCGATGGAGGCGATTGCGTCTTTTAAGGCCGAGACTACGCGGGACAATTCGTCGGGCGTCAAACTAGTCTCCATAAAGCACCTCCAACCCGTAGGCCTCGGCGGCTTCATGCTCGATCTTGCAGCCTCGGGCGTCCTCCCAGCCCTTGCAGAAGTAGGCCGCGTGGCACAGGCTCATGTTCTCAAGCGACTTCGCAAGGAAGCACAGCGGAACCTGCACCACGCCGCGCTCCTTCATGGCCTCGTCGCTGTACCACTCGTCGGTGAATAGGGTGTTCACG